GAGTATGGCAGTGGTATTCGCTTTCTCGGCTGTGGTGAATATGGTGAACTTCATGCTCGTCCCCATTATCATTATATATTGTTTAATATTGATTTTGGCGACAAAATTTTTCGGTTCCGTACAGACGGTTATAATACTTATACTTCTCCTCGTTTTTCGAAAATCTGGAAATACGGTATGCACCTTATTGGTGATTTCAGTTTCGATGCTGCTGCCTACGTCGCGCGTTACATAGTGAAGAAACAGACCGGCAGTAGAGCTGCTGCCCATTATAATGGCCGCACGCCTGAGTTTATGTTGGCATCCAATCGTCCCGGTATAGGCGGTAAATGGCTTGAAGAGCATGGTGAGGAGTGCTATGCTAATGATTTCGTTGTCATTAACGGTAAGAAGATGCGTCCTCCTCGTTATTACGATAATAAATTCGATGAAACGCATCCTCACTGGATGGAATTCATTCGTAATAATCGTATTGAAAAGATGCTTCATAATCTGGAGAATAATACTTATGAGCGGCTTGTTGACCGCTGCCGTGTTCAGGAAGGTAAATATAAGCATTTTCTTGGCCGAAAGCTTGACAATGTATTATGACTGTGTTATCATTAAATCAGAAATGAGGTGATGCCTATTAGTGAATTGGAATCTGTTGAAAATTTCTGTAACAAGCGTAATATTCTATTTAATTATTCTTTTCGCGGCAGCAAATATGCCGCGTACCGCCTTAAGCCTGATGATTCTAGAGTTATTCGCCTTGATGATGACTATTATGTCATATCAGCTACGCTATATCTCATGATTCGTAGGTATTTAGTCGCATTTAGAAAAGGAGATGGTTCCGCTGAGACTCTATTCCATTTATGACTCCAAGGCTGAACAGTTCAGCCCTCCACAGGTCTACCACAATGACATGCTTGCGCTGCGAGCTTTCGAAGGTTTAGTTAACGATGATAAAACGCTTATTAATAGCTATCCTGAAGACTTTAGTTTATATTATGTCGGTAACCTTGGCGATATTAATGGCCGTTATTATATTGAAGGTTCTGACGAATCCCGCATTCCTGTTATGGTTGGTCGCGCCGTAGATTATGTATTGGATCTTGACAATGACTCGACTAAATGATACTATAATGTAGAGCGTATCAGAAAAAGGACGATCTCACGGAGATCGCCCTTTTTTTGATGCGCTACGCCCGCCGCGTCTAGGCGCCTGCGAAAGGAGGTGAAAATTATGAAGTTCAAAACAGCTTACGATCCTGTAGAAGGACATGACCATTGCGGCATTGAATTCACTATGCCCTCCCTTACGATTCAGGATGAAAAGGATGAAACTGATATCAACTACATCGTCAATAAGTATGCAGATGGTCAGAAAGGTATAGCCACTCTGGATCTCGGCGATAGTTCGCAATACGCTTATCTGCAGTTCGGAGATGCAACGCTTCCCGGTGACTACAGTACTGCTCTCGAACTTGTCTCTGGAGTTCGTGAAGAATTCTATAGCCTGCCCGCTTACGTTCGTGCTAAATTCGGTCATGATCCAATGAATTTCATCAGCCAGTTGAACAATCCTGAAACGCTCGATTATCTTCAACAACAAGGTCTGTATGGTAGCAATCGTACCTTTGATAAACCACAACAGTCCGTAAATAGTGAACAAACACAAGAAAAAAGTAACACTTTAGAACATAATAATGAAGAAACACCCAAATAGGCGTCACCGAAGCCAGTTACTTACTTGATGTAACTGGCGTAGGTGACGCAAAAATAAACTAAAACCTAAGAATGATTTGCTTTAGTATAATTCTTAGGTTTACAATTCAAAGAAGGTGAGAAATTGGCTCGTAATATTCGAGTTAGAGGACATCGCTTCAGCGATGCTCCTGCAATGTATATGCGTAGGACGAAGTTCGACCGCTCGCACGTCTATAAGACAACTTTCAATTCAGGAAAGCTTATCCCTGTGTTCGTGGATGAAGTACTGCCTGGCGATACTACTAGGATGTCTGTCAATTACTTCGCTCGCCTAGCTACCCCGGTTAAGCCTATTATGGACAATATATATCTCGATTGGTTCTTCTTCTTCGTCCCCAACCGCCTAGTATGGGAACATTGGCAGAACTTCTGTTTTGAGCAGGAAGACCCTGATGATAGTACTGATTACGTCATCCCAACTATTTCCGCTTCTAGTTCTATTAATAATTCACTGGTCGGTTCTCTATGGGACTATTTCGGCCTTCCTGTCAACACCATCAATAATTTGTCCGGCATTAATGCTCTTCCATTTCGCGCCGTCTATCTAATCTGGAACGAATGGTTTCGAGATGAAAACCTGCAGAAATCTGTGAAAATCGAAAAAGGCGACGCTAATCGAGTGATTGACATTAGTCGTCTTTCTGAGCAACCTTCTTGGGTTGTTAATTCTTCTTCCACTGATGCTTATCCTGGCTTCGCGTGCCCCCCTCGTGGTAAGCGCCATGATTACTTTACTTCGGCCCTTCCCTGGACACAGAAAGGACCCGGTGTATCTATAGGCCTGGCCGGTACCGCTACTCTAGTTGACCCTTCGCCTGTTTCAGGCTATTTCGTTCAGCAGTCTAATAATAGCTTAGGCGCTGCTCAGCTGTCTGAAGATGGCGGCGTTCATAGTGTCTATACCGGAAACGGCACATTGAACTACCAAGGTGGTTATAGCGTCTCTATAGCTGGTCATTCTGTGAATGGCTCCGGTTTAGCTACTGTCACTGCCCAACCCGGTTCTTCATGGCTTTCTAAATCTGCTTACGCTGATTTGGATTCCTCTAGCATTTTCACGATTAACAGTCTTCGTACTGCTTTTCAGATGCAGAAGTTCTATGAACGCCTTGCTCGTGGTGGTAGCCGTTATACAGAAGTGCTTCGCTCTTTCTTCGGCGTTGTTTCTCCGGACGCTCGTCTTCAGCGTCCTGAGTTCCTCGGTAGTTTCACGAAGATGGTTAACGTTAATCCAATCGCTCAGACTTCCGCGACCGATGACACTTCCCCTCAAGGTAATCTTTCAGCTTATGGTGTTACTGCTTCTAAGTTCCATGGTTTCACCAAATCTTTCGTCGAGCATGGCTATATTATAGGCTTCGTCTGTGCCCGTGCCGATTTAACTTATCAGCAAGGCATCAATAAGATGTGGCTTCGTTCTACGGTATACGATTTCTATTGGCCGACATTCGCCCATCTTGGTGAACAGGCTATTGAACTTCGTGAGATTTATGCGCAGGGTACTGAAGCTGATACTACTGTTTTTGGATATCAAGAACGTTATGCCGAATACCGCTATAAACCTTCGCAGATTACGGGAAAATTCCGTAGCTCTGTAACTGGTGGTAATCTTGACCTATGGCACCTGTCGCAGTTTTTCAAAAACGCTCCTACTCTCAACGAAGAGTTTATTGTTGAAAACCCGCCTATTGATCGCGTTATCGCTGTTCCCAGTGAGCCTGAGTTCTTGCTCGACATAGGCTTCCGTTATACTACTGTGCGTCCTATGCCTATGTTCGGTACGCCCGGCCTTGTTGACCATTTCTAGAAAGGAGTTGGTTATATGTCATGGCTCTCCGATACATTAGGTAGTGTTGCTGGTTCTGTTCTGGACTCTGCAGTCCAGAACCATTATAATTCCGCTAATGCCGCACAGGCTAACGCTTGGAACGTCGAGAACTATAAACATCGTTATCAGTGGGCTGTCGATGATATGCGCCAAGCTGGTCTCAATCCTATTCTTGCTGCCACTAATGGTATAGGCGGTTCTATAGCTGGAGCTTCAGCTGCTTCTGTTGGCATGAGTGATATCGGTTCTACTATGAACTCTGCTAGATCCGCTAGTGCCGCTGAACGCCAGGCGAAGAATGCCGAGCATCTTGCCGGTTCGCAAATTGATAAAAACGCCGCAGAAGCCGATTCTGTGCGTCAGAGGACCCATGGTATAGTTCTTGAAAACGGTATTCTCGCGAACGATCTTAATCTTCGCGAGCAGACATACGAAAAACGTCTTGGCTACGAGCTGCAGCGTATGGATCAGGAACTGCAGAATCTAAGACTTCAAGGATCCTATCTTTCTTCAGGCATACTTTCTAATATAGCTTCAGCTAATCAGTCTAATTCTGCCGCGAGCTTCGCTTCCCAGAATGCTCGTCTTTCGAAGCAGGAAGCTGATTTCTATGACTCGTTAGGCGTTGGCAATTCAGGCCTTGGCCATATTCTTCGTGGTATTGGTTATATTTTTAAATAAAGGAGTGGTATATATGTCCAACAAAACTACTATGATTCTGACTTTCATCGTCACTGTTGTTGTTCCTTTCATTCAGGAAGTTGTAGACTTGATTGAAGCATTGAAAGGTAGAGCTTCTTCAAATACTGTCACTGCGAAAAAAGTTGCTTCGGACTTTCAGACCGATGTTGCGCAACTTGTTGAGCCGGTTGTTAATAAGAGCGATTCTAAGAAAACTAGCCGTTTTTTCGGTTCCTGGAGGGACGATAAATGAGACGTCGAAAATTATCTAAGCGTGGTTCTCGCCGTCTTTTTCGGCGCACCTCCAAATCTCGCCGCAGAAATTTCAAAAGAGTAGGTCGAGGTGGATTTAGGATTTGACATTCTGATCTAATCCTGATACAATCGGTACAGGTGATCAATATGGTGTGTTATAATCCTATCCTCATGTACCCGGTCGAAGGAGCTACCACGAAAAATGGCAAGCAGCATTATAGCTTCTACGGCAGCCTTGCTTCCCACCCTGAGCTTGCTAATGATAGCCGTTTCATTCGTTGCTCTTGCAAACAATGTATCGGCTGTCGGCTTGAAAATTCTCGTCAATGGGCTGTCAGAGCTGTTCACGAAGCCCGTACTTCGTCTTCAGCTTACTTCGTTACTTGCACGTTCGACGATTATCATTTGCCGTCAGATAGAAGTTTAAGCAAAAAATTTCATCAGACTTTCATGAAAAATCTTCGCCGTGAGTATGGCAGTGGTATTCGCTTTCTCGGCTGTGGTGAATATGGTGAACTTCATG